TCCGACGTGTTCGGCGCCTTCGAGGCCAGCCTCCAGGCGAACCAGCGGTTCACGGACGGGACGAAGGCCAAGCTCGGCTTCGACACGCTCAAGTACAAGAACGCCGACGTCGTCCTCGACGGCAACTGCACCGACGTCACCGCCTACTTCCTGAACACGGACTACGTCCGCGTTCGGGTGGCGAAGGCCCGCAACTTCAAGCCGCTCAAGACCCGCCAGGCGTTCAACCAGGACGCCGAGGTGGTCATCCTCGCCGCGGCGCTCAACCTCACCTGCTCGAACGCGGGCCTCCAGGGCCGCATCCAGCACGACGCGTAAGGAGACCTGACCATGGCAATGACTGACTTCGTGGCGTACGACCCGATCGGCGTCGGCAACCTCTACACGATCGACTCGACGCAGAAGTGGCCCCTCGGCCAGCGCTGCAAGGCGAAGAGCGTCACCTACGGCGAGGCCGAGCTCGTCTACCTCAAGGGCGTGGCGAGCACCGTCGAGGGGTCCGTCGTGACCTACGACGAGGCCGGCATCACCACGCTGCTCGTCGCCAACGCGCAGGGGCCGATCGCGGTCTCCCTGACCGCCAACACCGCGGCTACGACCTTCTCGTGGTACGCGATCCGCGCCAACAAGATCGCGGTCGACTGCGCCGCCTCGTCTGGCGACAACGCCGATCTCGGGTACGAGGGCGCCGCAGGCCAGGTCGGCGACGGCCGCGCTGCCGGCGACGGGATCGCGAACATGATGGCCCGTTCCGACCAGGACGGCGCCGCCACTGGGTTCGCGTGGGTGCAGATGATCTACCCCTACGTCGACGACTTCATCGGCGCGTAGCCAGCAGCGGACGCGCTGCCGCGTAGAAGTCCACGGCCCTCCCTCGGCAGCGGGGGAGGGCCCCTCAAAACGGAGCCCCCGTGGATATCGAGAGTACCTCCGGATACGAGCAGGCCATCCGGTACCAGAACGACACCGCGGCTGGAGACCGCGCGCTTGCCGTTCGCTTCTACACCGACGAGTTTCCTGACGCTGAGGCCACAGCCCGCGAGGGCCGGCCGATGTTTCGCACCGAGGAGTGCGTCGAGATCCAGGTTCCGGGCAGCCGCGACATCAAGATGGGGCGGGTGAAGTACATGAAGCCCGACCCTCGGCAGCGGTTCCCCGAGGCCTACGCCAACTTCAAGAAAAAGGCCGCCGCGCAGTACGTCGGAACGCCGCTCGCCGAGTGGGGCTGGATCCCTCGGTCCGCTGCGAAGTCCTACGCCGCGCTCGGCATCCACACGGTGGAGCACCTCGCCGGGCTCTCCGACACGCACGCACGGGAGATCATGGGGTCCATCGCGGACCGCCAGAAGGCGCGCGACTTCATCGCCCAGGCGAAGGGACAGGAGCCGCTGGCGCAGGCCCGCGCCGAGCTCGAGAAGGCCCAGGCCCAGATCGCCGACCTCGTCGAAACCGTCAAGGCCCAAGGGGAGAAGATCGAAGCGCTCGGAGCCCGGCCCGTCGATGCGCCGGTTCCCAAGCGTCGTGGCCGTCCCCCGAAGGCAAAGCCCGCCGATCCACCGACGGAGGCATAGCGCATGCGGTACATCATCCCCTTCGGCTCGGCCAACGCAGGCGGAACGCCTACCTTCCTCGCGTTCACGAACACGAGCACGTGGGCTGAGATCGTTCCCCAGCCGGCGCTAACCGTGATCGATGCGGCGGGGCGCACCTACTTCGACGTTGACTGGGCCACCTCGACGGCGACCTCGATCAACTTCGTCGCCACCTACGGGGGGCTCGAGCCCGAAGGGACCATCAACTCGGACGGGACCGCTACCGGATCCGTCGCCGTCGCGACCGCGGCGACTTCCAGCCTCGTCGGGTTCGAGACGGTCGGGCCCATACTCGCCCGCGCCGCGGTGGAGGCTGGGATCCTGGCGCTGACCCCTGCCCAGATCTCCTCCTTCGATCCGTTCGCCTCCACCAACGCGACAATCCTCCAGATGCTCCGGCTCCTGGACGGCCTGGGGCGAGGCCTTGCGACAGAGATCAAGGCTCACCTCGAGCGCGAGTTCACGATCACCACAGCGGGAAGCGCGACGTCCTACGCCCTTCCGGCCGACTACCTCGAGATGGTCCCTCGTACGCTCTGGAACAGCACGTCGAAGGCCGAGCTTGCCGGATCGGTGACCCCCCAGGGCGAGCGCTACCTGAAGGCCTGGAACGCGTCCAACGCGATCGTGATCCCGTTCCGGGCCCAGGGGAACCGGATCACCTTCCCGACGGCTCCAGCCAACGGGTACACGCTCACCGGGCTCTACTACTCGCGCTACTGGATCCAGACCGCGTCGGCCACCGCCCCGGACGCCGACCACGCCACCGCTCGAACGGACTACGTCCTGTTCGACCCGGAGCTCGTCACCCTCGGGCTCAAGTGGCGGATCCTTCAGGCCAAGGGGATGCCGCTCGCCGCGATCGCGCTCGCCGAGTATGAGCAGCGGCTGGAGTGGGCGAAGGGCGCCGTCTCCTCCGCTCCGGTGCTGTCGCTCAGCGGCGGACGCAGCGGGTTCCGAGCCATTGACACCTTCAATCTACCTGACACGGGGTACGGGTCGTAGATGGGCCTCCTTGCCTACACCAAGCGGAACCGCGCGGCCTCGGTCCTCGCCGCGGTGGAGGCGTCGCGGCCGCTGTCGGTCCCCGCTCCGATGGGGAGCATCAACACCGTTTCGTCGGGCGCTGCGATGCCGGCCGAGGATTGCATCTACCGGGTGAACCTGATCCCTGCGGACTACGGGCTCCGGGTCCGGCTCGGCTCAAGGGAGTGGGTTACTGGCCTCGACGGAGAGCCCCGGACGCACCTCCCGTTCAATGGGTCGACCTCGTCCGGAAACCGTCTGTTCGTGACGACGCAGACCGGAATCTGGGACGCCACGAGCTCCACGGCGGCGCCGACGCAGGTCGTTACCTTCGGCATCCGGGACGCGACGTCTGGGCACGGCGTGTTCACGGCGATGGTGTCCGCGGCCGGACACTTCCTGCTCTATACCGACGAGTCCAACGGCTACTACGTCTACGCCGAGACCGGGGCGACCTGGACGAAGGTGACGCAGGGTGGCGGCGCGGCCCAGATCAACGGAGTCGATCCCGCCAACTTCGCATTCGTCACGACCTGGAAGAACCGGGTCGTCTTCGTGGAGAAGAACACCGCGAAGGCCTGGTACCTCGCGACCAACGCGCTGTACGGGACGGCGGCCTCGTTCAACTTCGGGGCGAGGTTCCGCAAGGGCGGCGATCTACGCGGCGTCTGGTCTTGGACCGGGGATGGCGGCGCCGGCATCGATGACCGTCTGGTTGCCGTCTCCGGAGGCGGCGACGTCGTCATCTACGAGGGGACCGATCCATCCGACCCGACCGCGTTCGGCCTCAAGGGCGTCTGGGACGTCGGAGCGGTTCCGCTCGGGCGCGGCATCTGCTCGGCCTTCGGCGGCGACCTCCTTGTGATGAGCACCGCCGGGCTCCTGTCGATGCGGGCTCTCCAGGACGGAGAGCCAGACGTGGGCCAGTACGCGACGACCAAGATCGCGAACCTCTGGAACCGGAAACAGATCGCGAGCCGCAACCTGCTCGGCTGGTCGATGGCCGTGCACCCCCTCGACGCGACCCTGCTCGTCCTGTGCCCGACCGGCGTCGGTCTCCCCGCGGACGTGCTCGCGATGAGCCTAACGACGCGCGGGTGGTCTCAGTACACGGACCTCAACATGACGTCGGCGTGCACCTACGACGGGACGCTCTACTTCGGCACGCCCGACGGCAAGATCAAGATCATGGACGGCTACGTGGACGGCGTCACGCTCGCCGATCCGAACGCCTACGCCGAGATCGAATTCTCCCTGCTCGGCGCCTACTCCGACCTCGGGACTTCCAACCAGAAGCAGATCGGGATCCTTGAGCCCACGTTCATCAGCGAGGGCTCCACGCCGAGCTGCGCTGTCGAGGCGCGCTACGACTTCGACCTCACCGGCATCACCTCGACGCCGGAGTCCGTGACGCAGGCTGGTACGTCGCTCTGGGACTCCGAGGTCTGGGATACGGCGACGTGGGCGCCTGAGTACGCCTCCGCTCGGCCATCTCGAGGGGCGGTCGGGATCGGCGCGTACGTCGCCATCGCGATCCGGGGCAAGGCGGCGGCGCGGACCATCCTCACGGGCTACCGCGGCACCTTCAGCGCAGGAGGGTTCTGGTGATCACCGTTCGCCCTGCGCCCCGAGAGCACCTGTCCTGGCTCGCCGAGCGGGCCCAACTCGTCGTGCACCCCGACCTCCACGCGATCGAGGCGGTGGACGAGGACGGCCGGATCGTCGGCATGGTCGGATACGACGGCTGGATGCCCGGCGCGGTCTGCCTGCATATCGCGATCGAGCACCCGGCGGCGCTGCGTAGGCTCCTTCGGCCGGGGTTCGGCGTGGCCTTCGATCCGCAGCCCAGGGGCGTCGGCAAGGTCGCCGCGCTCGCGACGGTGCTGTCCACGAACGAGCGGTCGTTGAGGCTTGTGCGTCACCTCGGGTTTCGGGAGGTGTACCGGGGCCGCGACTGGTCCGGGCCGGGCGTCGACTTCGTGGTTCACGAGATGAGGCGTGAGGAGTGCCGGTTCCTCCCTCGCGCGAGAAAGGCGGCCTGAGCATGGGCGGCAACGGACTCGGGTGGAGCGACCTCGACCCCACCAGTAGCGACTTCGGTGGCGGAACGGGGACCGCGTTCTCCCCCGGCGGCAGAAACCCCATGGCCGGCAAGGGCCGCGGTGGCAAGGGCAAGAAGGGCCCCGAGGCGCCGGACTTCGCGTCGCTCGCAAAGCAGCAGGCCGAGTACAGTAAGGAAGCCGCGGCAGAGCAGACCCGGCAGAACCGTCCGAATCAGTACGGTCCCTTCGGCTCGTCCGAGTGGACGCAGGGCGCGGACGGCCGGTGGACGCAGACGCAGAGCCTGTCGCCGGAACTCCAGGGAATCTCGAGCCAGCTTCAGAGCTCGATGGCCGGAAGCGCGCAGATCGATCCGGCGAAGGCCCGCGACCAGGCGATCGAGGCGGCCTACCGGCAGAGCACCTCTCGGCTCGATCCGCAGTGGGCGCAGCGTGAGTCGTCGATGGCTCAGAGCCTCGCCAACCAGGGATTCTCGGTCGGCGACGAAGGGTACACGAAGGCGATGAGCGACCTGAGCCGGGGCCGCAACGACGCCTACGAGCAGGCGATGTACGGGGCGCAGACCGGGGCCGGAAACGCGGCCTTCGGTCAGTCGCTCTCGGCGAACATGCAGCCGTATCAGCAACTGAGCCAGATCGCGAACCTGGGCAAGCCGTCGTCGTTCATCCCGGCGGCCGGAGCCGAGGCGCCGCAGCTCCTCGCGGCCGCGATGCAGCAGTACGGCGCGAACGTCGACCAGTACAACGCGCAGCAGGCCCAGAAGAATTCCAAGATGAACGGCGCGGCCTCGGCGGCGCCCTACATCGCGTCGGCCTCTGACGAGCGACTGAAGACCGACATCGTTCGTCTCGAGGCGGAGGCGATCCCGGGCGTTCACTGGGCCCGGTGGAAGTGGCGGGATGGAAGCGGCGCCGGGTTCGGCGTCATCGCGCAGGATCTGGAGAAGGTCCGACCTGATCTCGTGACGGAGATCGGCGGCGTCAAGCACGTCTACTACTGGGGTCTCCGATGATGAACGCGGGCGGCGAGCAGATGCAGGGTGGCGGCGAGCAGATGGTCCAGTGTCCGTGCTGCGGGCAGGGTCAGGTTCCTCCAGAGGTCGCGGAGAAGGTGATGCAGGCGATGGAGCCGCAGCCGGACACCGACGACGCGGCCTCGCAGCTCGCGGCGGCGATGGCTCCTCCGCAGGGGCCGATGCGCAGGGGGTAGGCGATGGATCCGTACGGCTACGACGAAGACCAGGCCGCGCAGATCGCGGCGGCGATGAGCGCGGTACCGCTCGAGCAGGAGCGGCTCCGGGCCCGGCAGAAGCGCGCCACGGCGATGATGGGCGCAGCCATGCCCGATGGCCGTCAGGTCGGGCGGATCTACGTGGCGTCGTCTCCGCTCGAGGCGCTGTCTTCGGCGATGTCCCGCATCCAGGGCAACCGGATGGCGGACCAGGCGGAGCGGGACTACGCGCCGATCGGAGACCAGGCGAGGCAGGCCGGAGCGATGCAGTTCCGGATCCAGCGCGCGGACAAGGCGCGCGACTACGGGCTCAAGGACCGCGAGGCGCAGCTTGCCGAGGCCAGGGCCATGAGCGCCGAGGCGGAGCAGGCTGCATCCGCGAAGGCACGGGAGGTACAGCTCGGAGAATCCGCCAGGCATAACCGGGCCGTCGAGGGTCTGACCCGTGGGGCCCAGGAGCAGGACGCCTGGGGCTACGGCCAGGACGCGAGCGGCGGCGGAGTGCTCTACAACAAGAAGACCGGCGGGATCGTCCCGTTGAGCCCGAGGGGCCCTGGAGTCTCCTCCCCGTACCCCGGCAAGGGGCACGACATGGAAAAGGACGTCCAGGCGCTCGGAAAGGACCTCGAGTCCGTCGGTCAGATGCGAGCGGACCTTTCTACCCTCGACGGCTACGTTTCGAAGGGCGAGGTTCCCGGGTTCGGACCCATCGCCGGACGTGTTCCTGATCTCGTCGCGTCCAATGAGGCGATCAGCGCTCGGCAGGCCGCGAAGCGCATCATGGCGTCGTACATCCAGATGCGGTCCGGAACCGCGGCGTCCGACAAGGAAGTAGAGCGGCTCCTGGCAGCCAACGGCCTCGGTCCGACCGCTACGCCCGAGGCGATTCGTCAGGGCGTCAGCGCGCTCCGAGGAATGGCGGCCGAGACGGTCGGTCGCATCGAGGCGAAGTACCACCCCGAGGTCGTCGCCACGTACAAGGGCCGAGGGGGCGTGAATCGGGAAGCCTTCTCAAGTCACGATCAGGCGCCCGCGAACGTCGCGCCCGAGGACGCGCAGGCCAAGGCGTGGGCGGACGCGAACCCGAACGACCCGAGGGCCGCCGCGATTCGGCAGCGCCTCAAGGCAAAGGGGCTCTAGATGGCCTTCGATCCGGACGCCTATCTTGCGCAGGGGGGCGGGTTCGACCCGGACGCCTACCTTCGGAAGACGCAGCCTGCGTCCTCGAACCGTTGGGTCCAGAAGATCGGCGAGGGGCTGGTTCCGGGCTTCAACCGGCTCACCGCGCTCGGCGCCGCGGCGACGGATCCCCTGTTCGGAATCGGATCCAACGAGAGTTTCGGGCAGCGGTACGACCGCAACCTCCGCGCCGAGCAGAACCAGAGCCAGACGACGAGCCGGGAGCACCCCTTCATCTCCCCTCTGGTGCAGGGTGTCGCCAGCGTCCCCGCGGCGGTGCTGACGGGGGGACAGAGCCAGGGCCTGTCCGCGCTGACGTCGGCCGGTCGCGTCGCCAACGCGGCCAAGACTGGCGCGGGGTTCGGTTCCATGTACGCCGCGGGCGACGCTCCGGCGGGCGCCGATGCCGGAGGCGTCCTCTCGACCGCAGCCGCCGGAGGCGCGGTCGGAGGGCTGCTCGGGGCCGGGATCCAGGGAACCGCGGAGACCCTTCCGCGCCTGGTGCCGAGGCTCCAGGCGATCGCGATCGACCAGGGGCGCAAGGTTCTGACGGGTAACACCGCGCCGATGGCAACGCGCAAGCCTCTGTCCCCCGAGGCGATCGACGCCGCGTACCACGAGAAGGCGATCAAGCCGTTCGGCACCGTCGAGAAGGCCGCCGAGGTGCTGGCGAACGCTCGGGAGATGAAGGGCGACCAGTACGCCCAGATCGTCGCCGCGCTCGAGGCCAAGGGAGTGGACGGCCCGAATGCGATCCTGCTCGCCCGGCAGTTGACCGGGGAGGCCAACCAGATCGCGTCCCAGAGCCTGGGAAGCCCCGCCCCGGGGATGTTCCGCAACGCCGCGGACGAGCTCATGACCAAGGTCTCGGACATTCCGTTCGCGTCGAAGCGGCTGGGGCTGACTCAGGCCGAGAACATGAAGCGGACGCTCCAGCGCGCCGCGCAGTCCGAGTACGTCAAGGAAGGGCCCCAGTCGCTGTCCGGCGAGGCCCGGACCGAGCTCGCCAGCCGGCTGCGCCAGGCCGTCGAGGACTCCGTCGCGGCGCAGGCATCGAAGGCGCCGGCAGAGGCCGCGGCGTTCGAGCCGATCAAGCGGGAACTGGGCGCCGTCATCGAGGCCTCGAACGCCGCGAACAAGGGCGCCGCGAGGGCCGCCAATCGCCAGACGCATGGCCTCGGGGCAAAGGTGATGGCGTCGGGCGCGCTCGCCAGCGGCGGGCTGGGAGAGGCCATCCCGACTCTGCTCGGGGCGACCGCGCTCCGGAACCGGGGACCAGCGACCCTCGGGTGGACTGCGAACAGGCTGGCAAGCGTCCTCGACGTACCGCCCAACCAAGCTTCCGCGCTCGCACCCATCACGGGCGTGGTCGAGGCGGATCCGATCGCTCGGCTCCTCGCGGAGGCGATGACGCGGTGGAGGGTCCAGCCCGTTCCCGCAGCCGCCGGGGAGCGGGATCGACGGTGACGCACTCGAACCCGAAGGCGATGAACAAGAGCACCGCGGCCGAGATCCGAAACACGATCCGTTCCAACGACACGATCACACAGGGTACGCCATGAGAAAGACCATCGCCATCGTCCTTGGGGTCTCCCTCGCAGGGGTCGCCTTCGCGGCCCGAGACTCGGGAGGGACCTACTCTCGCCCGACGGGCAACCCGGTGACCACGGGGACACCGATCACGTCGACCTGGGCGAACACGCTAACGGCGGACCTCGCGACGGAGCTCACGGACAGCCTCAGCCGCAGCGGCAAGGGTCCGATGCTGGCGCCGCTCAAGTGCACCGACGGGAACGCCACGCTGCCCACCCTGACGTTCAACAACGAGACGAACACCGGGTGGTACCGGATCACCACCAACGACGTGGGTCTTTCCATCGGCGGCACGAAGCGGTGGCAGCACACCGTGGCCGGCCAGACCGAGACCGGATGGCTTCAGGTGCTGGGGACGACGACGCTCACCGGGAACGTGTCCGGAGTCGGGGACTACGTCTTCACGGCCACGACGACGCAGCGGATCTCCAAGAGCGGTGCGGATCTGCTCGTCGGTACGACCGACGCGAACCCGGTCACGATCTTCACAAACAACGTGGGGCGGATGAGCTTCCCCGCAGCGGGCACCGTCTCTCTCCTGACCAACCGAATCACCGACGTCGTCGATCCGGTCGGAGCGCAGGACGCGGCGACGAAGGCGTACGTGGACGCTCACAGCGCCACTTCCACTTCGTTCGTGGCGAGCACGAGTAGCGGGTCGTTTACCACGTCCAGCGCAACGGCCGTGGACGTCACGAACCTCTCCGTGTCGATCACTACGACCGGGAAGCCCGTGATGATCACGCTCCAGGCCCTCGGTGATACCAACCCGTGTGGCGTCTACGTGACGACCGCGGGGGGCGGCGGAGGCGGGTACGGGTGGGTTCGGTTCGTCCGTGACTCGACCACGGTCTCTTCGTACAACTTCGGGTCTAGCGCAGTTTCGACCACGGTGGACTTCCCGGGTTCGCTGTCCTACGTGGACCGTCCAGTGGCCGGCACCTACACGTACAAGGCTCAGGCATTGGTACAGGCGGGCACGCCCACGCTCGGCGTGACCACCTGTCTGCTCGCCGCCTATGAGCTGTAGCTAGGGGCACTTCCCGGGAACGTTGGCGCCGAACGCCTCACCCCACTCTGCCGCCGAACTCGCACGGGTGAAGTCGACCCGGGCACGCTGGTAGTCCCGCGTTCCGTAGCTGACGCAGGTCCACTCACAGAATCCGGTCAGGTACGGTCCGCCCGCCGGGCTCCACTCCTGCGTCGAGGGGCCGTCGCAGGTCACGGTCGAGCCCGAGACAGCGAAGAGCGTGTTGATCTGCGGGTAGCTCGCGGCCGCGTGTTCCTCCTGCCTATCGCAGGCCGCGGCGACGAAAAGAGCAACGACGAGCGCGCGGGTAGTCATGCCCCAGATCCTAGCACCCTCGGTCGCCCTCGTCCCGGAAACGCGACGAATCCCCGGGGGACAATTCGGCGCGTGAACCTGACCAAGGGATCGCCCATGCGCCTGCGACTGTTCGCCGCCTTCCTCGTCCTCGCCTTTGCCGGAATCGCCCGCGCCGACGGGCTCTGCGGGACCAACCGCCAGTGGGTCTCCGGGGTCGGCTGCCTCACCGACTCGGCCAACGCCCTCTCGGTGGACCCGGCTGCGTCCACGACCTCTCTCGAGGCCGAGTACTGCGCCACCAACGCGACGAGCCAGCCGCTGCCGGCGGCCTCCATCCTGACCGGCGCCAAGTCGCTCTACATCGAGAACCGGTCCAGCGCGACCTGCTACGCGAGCTTCGACGCCGCGCCGGCGACGTCCACGGGCACCAGGGGGTTCAAGTGGGCAGCCGGAACCGAGCGGGCGCTGGACGTCTCGGGGTCCACGTTCGGATCGCGCATCCGGATCGCCTGCACCGCTGCGCTGACCTCGGGCGCCTGCCTGTGGCTCCAGTGGTTCGAGTGACGCCATGCCTACGCTTGCGGAACGCGGGCAGATCCCTCCGGGCGCGAAAGTGTCTGACCACTTTTCGTTCGCGGAACTGATCGTCACCGAGCACCGGGACTTCCTCGACGAGCAGGCCGACGCGCCGCCGCAGGTTCGTCAGAACCTCGTCCGACTCGCCGCGGACGTCCTCGAGCCGTGCCGGGCGCTTCTGGGCCCGATGATCGTGCACTCCGCCTACCGGTGTCCCGGGCTCAACCGTGCGGTCGGCGGCGCCATGAAGTCCCAGCACGTCGAGGGTCTGGCCTGCGACTTCCACGCGGCCGAGATCGACATGCGCGACGCGTACCTGCGGATCATGCAGTCGGCGATCCCGTACGACCAACTGATCTACGAGTGGGGGCGCTGGATCCACGCCAGCGTCGCGCCGCACGCCCACGAGCCCCGCCGGCAGGCTCTGATGATCTTCGCGCCCGGCCAGTACGAGAAGTTCTCACCCGCCGATCCCCGCGTCCGCGGGGTGGCATAGGAGGAGTCGTGTTCAAGTCGCTACTCGTCGCTCTCTGGGACCGTGTCTTCGTCGCCTACAAGTCCACCCTGATCGGCCTCGCCCTCGTCGCGGCGGACGTCGTGATCTCGTCGCTCCAGTCGGCGGCGA